TTTCTTAATCAAACGTAGTAAGATCAATGTAAAAAATAAGAATTTTTATTCTAATATAACCTGATCTACTGGTGTACTTGGGCCAAATAGGTTCCGGAACTTACGCCACGCACTGTCAATATCAACTGCGAAAATTGGGATAATAATATCTTTGCCAGTTGGTCCATAGGTGTAGAAGTTAAACTTATACAATTGCTCAAATCCAGTTGAGGTTAACATAGGTTATTCCTAAAAATTATTTAATTCTCTGTGCTGCCTCTAATAGGTCCTCTAATTTTTTCTGTCTTGCTAGCATTACAAAGAACAGCCGTAAGGTGTTATATGCATCAACATCCGCACGGTGTGCTGTACCTTCAAAATGTATACCAAACTTAGGCATACTACTGCCTAACCCACCCCCCGTACTATTACCAAGGGACAATCTATTATAGATGAACCATGTTTTAGTGTCAATCCATCTACGTCCAAAATGGCGGAATTGGATATCACGATCACGGAATTCACCTAGTAATTCCATGCTATCACCACCACCCCACGTAATTGGGTTAACAAAACAATTGTTTTCTACTAATATCGCTGAAATACCATCAGCCACCACCTGATGGGGCACTGAATTAGTTGCTATATCACGGTCGCTGATACCAGTTAGTGCAGTAATTTCAGGATATATAGGTTCGCCTGGATCAATATACCACTTACGGGTTTGTATAGATTTAGCGGTGTAATCGCGGTATGAACCCCAGGCAACACCCACCTGTATGATCTTGGGATTAGGTGTACTGCCATCACGGGCATTATTTAATTCCAGATCAAGTGCAAGATAGTTTTGGTTTTCATTCATACTTTATTGACAACCAATCACAGTCCTCCATAATATGGAATTCGTATTCTGTACCTTCCGCTTCCCGTATAAACTGCTGGATTACTGAATGACCATAACCAGTTGTTCTATAAGTATTCTTGTGACAGCGGTATACTGATCCAGAATATCCACTAAAACAGTAGTGATTACCGTCTAGTTGGACACTAGTGATGCCACTGTTAATTTTCCAGGAATCACTGCCTGCAAATCCACCATACCATTGGGCAAATACTTTATATAAGGTTTCACCATTTTCTTTATTATTGATCTTTAAAATAACCCAGGCATCTGGTGTATACTCTGTTAACATATATATTCCTAATCAAATGTTGTCTGGTGGCCTTAATAATCCACCCCACCTACTAACAAATAGGACTGCATCGTCCTCGTGACTAAACATCCATGGGTAGATACTACTACCACGCCATTCTCCGCCACAGTTCACCCTACACCATTCAACAACTTCTATTAATCCACTAGTAGTGTAGTTGGATATACGCACAATATCTGGCGAAACTACTATCCACCATCCACTATACCCACTAAACATTAGATTTATACATTCCTTTAATCTGTTCAATGGCAGTTTCTACTGTCCAAACAATGTCGTGGTTGTCAAAATGGGTAATACCAAGTAATGCAATATTTGAGGTGCAGTCCTGGACAACCTTTTCAACTGCCGTCCTGAATGCATCAAGGTCAAGACCATCAATTATAAAGTCACGGTAATAGTCATCAATACGGTTGTTCATAGTTCTATCTCAAGAAATATCATCACGGCGGTCACTTGGGTACCTACTACTGGTATATCTTACCACAAGTATACTAAGGGATACTATAAAAATGGATACAGCAAGTGCTAGCATTTCTTTAATGTCTATTGGAGTATGACTCATTAGATCAACCATGTGCCGTGTTAGTGCAGTTACCGCAATATAGAGTAGAAATCGCACTGGCATATGGTTGGTTTTGAAGTAGATGCCCACCATAGCCCCAATCTCTAGGTATATAAAAAGTAGTAGTAGATCAGCAATAGTAGCATGACTTTTGCTCCATAATTCAACAAATGCAAAACCCGATGCCCACACTGTTGCAGCACCTATTGCAAAAAGGGCTAGTAAGTGGAAGAAATCCACCAACATTCGGCCAGACTTAGTTAGACTTTCAGATGGGGTAAGCATTTATTTTCCAGTAAATATCCGTTTAATTGTCCGGTGCCAGTCCATAGCATCGGACTCCTCATCAAAACGTGGGCTTAATTCAACATTACTGTCCTTACCATCAACCCACACCCAACAACATTCATACTCATCATAGATCAAATTCATAATTTATTCCTCAACCAGAACTCCACTGTAGGGGTTATTAAGCCACCGGGAGTAATATTCAGCACCTTCGCCGATTTTGACTAGATCAAATTTAGCACAAAATTTCATTAGATGTATTCCAACATTACCAACCGGAGTAGATTTTACACCAGTCCGGATAGATCCGTCCACTGAGGCCTTAACTTCGTCTGGTTGTGCAGTAAGATCACATAGGGTTACATTCCTGTTGTAGTCATCAAGTACCCGGTGTTCAGTGCCATTATGATCAACCCAACGTTGTAACATCATGTTATTCCAGTTAAACCCCTTAGATTGCCGGTCGGCATATGCCTCTAACAAACCAATACTCTTTTTTGTACTCTTGGTTCTTACACCTGGGTATGCACTGAATACATTATCGCTAGTATCACCACGCATACATTTTTCAAATAGGTGGTATGCTGGATCACCTAGCAGTTTCAGGTCTCCAGTTTTTTTATCTTTAACTGGCTTACCACGATCATCAAAATAGCCGTCCACTCTTACCATATGCCCACTGACACTATTGTATTGTACTACATTATCCGAAATTAACTGGATAAAATCACTATCGCTACTAACGATACAGTGTTGGTCACCTGGGTGTAGATGCACAAATCGTGCAATTAGATCATCTGCTTCTGCAATAGGACACCGTAGGACACTGGCATTAGTCTTTTCACCTAGAAACTGTGTTAGGGTATCATAAGATTCCCAAAACATTTTATCTAGTTCAGCCTCTGCTGGCGTAAGACTAGCATTCTTTACTGCCCGATTACGCTTATATGGCTCGTAGAACCCCTTACGCCAACTACGACCCTCCAGACAGAATACAACATGTACTGGTTCACCGGGTGCAAATTTTTTAACTACACTCTGGACACTGGAAAAGGTCAGGTGCATTGCCATTCCCACCTTTTCTTCACTAGTGGTGTACCGGCTAGCAATATGCCTGGATTTAAAGTACGTATTTGCGGTGTCAACTAGGATATATTTCATGTGTGTACCAGTGTAGTTAGATTGATATTATACACAAGTGTACTATTAATGTCAAGTGTTAACTGATTTCAGTACGGCCGCCACCAATATCCCGTGTGGTTACCCGCCGGAGTTCATCACCCTCACGATTGCCTGGGTCCGCCATACCCTGCTCATATACTTCAAGGGCAATGTTGCGGCATACAGTTTGAAACCACCGGTCAACTATGATCTGATCAGTATCGTCCTGCCGTTGCTTATATCCAGCTTTGATTAGATTTATAACAAATTTGTCATTCCAATCCAACTCAAAACTACCCGCATTGATATTGTTTGGATCAACATCCACCCTAACAATAGAAACCCAGGGTTCTCCAGAGGCGGTCGCAGCGGATTTAGCATCAACTGTAGTACCCTTCTTAGATCTAGATTTACGTGGTTGTTTTACTGGTGTTTCTGGTATTACCGGAGTGGGTTCAGATTTAAATATATTTTTAATTTTCTCAAACATAGTAGTCTATTTATTTAATGATTCCCTTGATTTAGAAATCTAGTTCATCTGACATGACTCATATACATTTTTTATAAAAGTTATTTCTCGCTTTTGCATGTCACCGATGATGTTAAAACTAGTAGTTCTTTTCGCTGGGAATAAAATAAATAATCATGTAGGTCACGATGCACTAACATCTACCTACTCTAGTGCTTAATTTTAGCGAAAGGAGCACCAGCATGACTATTTATACTCTTTATATAAAGACCCATGAAGTTACTGGATTAAAATATCTAGGACAAACAACCAAAGATGCTTATAAGTATAAAGGTTCTGGTATTGATTGGAAAAAACATATCCAAGAACACGGTAATACTGTAATAACAAAAATTCTATATATGGGTGGGGATAGAGAAGAGATGAAAAAACTTGGAAGATACTATAGCATGTTGTGGAATGTACATATCAGTGATGAATGGGCAAATAGAATTCCGGAAACAGGAGGAGGTGCATCTCCGTCAGAAGAGACCCGTAAAATTTTGAGAGAAAAACATATAGGTAAGAAAAAACCAACAAGAACAGAAGAGCATAAGAAAAACATTAGTGCTGCTACGAAAGGAAAATCTAAACCAAAAACTTCAGAAGGTCTAAAAAAATGGTATAGCACTAATCCCAATAGAGAAAACGCGATAGACAATCAGAAAGAATCACTTAAGGAGTGGTATAAAAATAATCCAGAAAAAACAAAAGAAAAAGGTAAAAAAATAAAAGAATATTATAAAAATAATCCCAAAAAATTATCAGAGAGAACTCAAAAAATACATGACTCCTCCATAAGAAATAAACTAGAAAAATATTTAAGAATTATCCCTCTCATAGTTGAGGGAAAGACAAGACACGAAATTTTGAAAATTACTGGGTTTACGATAAAGAACGATATCATATCAGCAATAAAGAATGGCTCACACAGGGTTTTTGATATTTTCCCAGAACTTAAGCAGTTGATTTGTACCTAAATTCTTTGATTTACATTCGACCATAACATCACTCCACATTGAATGAGTATAAGCCCATTTGTTTACTGCTTCATTCCACATGAAGTTAGAATGTGCACGTAGTCGCTGTTTTTTGTGCCCAGTCTGTAGCAGTAGGCCGTGATCTGGCAGGGCATCGGTCGGGTGCCCCACTAGTACATCCTCGCGTGATACACTATAGTGCATTACTGGTGTAATACCACGCCAACTGTCAAGTACCTGTTTAATTCGTGGATCGTCTGGCTGGATATATTCACCCTGACGGATCCAGTGGTGGTGGATATCTAGTACAGTTGGTACTAGATCAGATAGGCTTAGGCAGTCCTCAAGACCCCACGACACCTCTTCATTTTCTAGAGTCATCGTATTACGTACTTCGGGGCTTAGGCGGCCGTAAATACTACGGATACCCTCTGGACCCCGTTTACCGGAAATATGTACATTGATCTTAAAGTCCTGAAATGTCTTACCGTAACCCATCCACCTTGCCATATCAGCATGGTATTCCATCTCCTGGATGGATAGTTCAACCACCTCTGGACGATCACTAGCAAGCACGGTAAACTGGCCTGGATGGAATGATAGTCTCACCCCCTCAGCCCGCGCAATATCACCAACAACTGCGAAATGCCGTTCAGCATACTGCCGTACATCTGGTTTAAACCAGAAGTACCGCCATTTCGGTTCAGTGTAGCACGGTAGCACTTCACTACTAAGCCGTACCATACGCTGGCGTTGCGGCAGTGTAGCAACCCGCGATACTAGTAGGCGTAGTGATTCAATATTGTGTACCATAAGGTCCCATAGCCGCTGCTCTGCTACCTCCACTGTCTGCTTGTTGAGCCATAGGACAGTGGTAGTACATGTATTGTACTTCTTTGCATCGTCTTTTGGACCTAGTGCAGTAATCTGTTCTGGTGTGTCGATCCACTTGCAAACAAAACCTACCTTGTTCATTTTAGTTTTCCAGTTATGATATTTTACCAATGGTACTACGGATGGTATTTATTGTCAAGTAATGACTCCATATACAGCAAGGTATTTACCCGCTCGGAATCGGTAGGTATACAGTGGGTATCAATCCAGCAGCCATTTTCAATACTAAGTATTATATACCTTTTGGCAAATCCAAGATCAACTATCTGGGATCCATAGGAGGTCGCGCTCCGGTATGCTGATACTGAACTAGACGGTTTTAAACTACGAAAAATGGCATGCCAGGGTTCCAGTTTATCCTCGGGAATCAACCGCTGAACCCCGGCTACACTATTTCTTAGTGAGTTTTTGGATATAGAAGTACGCATTTAACGCTATGGAAAGTAGGAATAATCCTGGAACTAAAATAAAAAGGAACAGCAGTGTTTCAAGTATTGCAACTAGGGCAAGTTTAACCCTTTCGCCATTATTCACCAGATCCAGTCCTGTATTTTTTGTCTAGTTCACAATCAAATACCCGCCTGCGTAGGCTGCTACTACTAAAGCTGTGATCCCGTTTATTAAATATGTGTTCAATGCCACGTCCAGTACCTTCGTTCCTGCCCGTAAAATTTGTATCCTCATATTCAACACCAAGTATACGAACATCAATAGGTAAGGTTAATATTAGATCAATAAGGTCTTGCTCAGTGCTATATACAACAATTTCATCAACGTACCGGCACGCGGCTAGTGCTATTTGCCGTTCAACAATAGTTTGTACTGGTTTGTTTTTTGTATCCGGACGATCAATAGTTGGATCAGTTTGTAGGCCAGCAATAAGGTAATCACAGTGATTTTTTGCTTCGGCTAACATTGCTATGTGTCCAGCATGTAGTAGATCAAATGCGGAAAATACAATACCAATCTTTTTGCCTTCAACTTTTAATTGTTTAATTTTATTGAAAATCATTTTTGTAAGATAAATTCTATTTCTTTTTTTTCTAATTCCCTCAAGTAATCATCTTCAGGGGTAAAAGTGGGTGAATTCTTTAACACCCTACTTAGTAGGTGTTGCAGGTCATACAACTCCTTTTTAATTTCCCATGCAGTATAACCATCGTTACGTGGGCTACTGATTTCCACGCCGGCTATCCATATTTGGTGACTAATACTATTATAGTCTAATGGTTTTTTGAAACCCATATATTACCTACAGTTGCATTTTTTTCTACCCTGGGCGCAGTCACCCGTGCAATAGGGTGTACTGCTCCAGATCCTGTGTAAGTATTTTACTACCGGGTATAGTAAACCAACTGTTATAGCCCCTGTAATAAATACTAGCACAATTTATTCCTCAAACGCCGCATTCATTTTACGTGCATCCTCGGACCACTGGTCCTTGAAATTTTTGTTTGAGGCGTATTTACTGTACTGTTGATATGAATAATTACGCATATCATATAGCGCCCTTTCATCAAATTTGTAACCCCAGTCAACACAAAATTCCTTAAATTTCTCCAAATCATCAAAAATTTGGTTGAGTGCTGGGTTTGATTGGATTACTGGTTTTGCCATTTTAAAACTCCTGATATTTTCAATCTGGCTAGGATTGGTTTAGTTAAAATGTGTGGTAGTGCCACTACCATCACGGTTGATTTCACTGATAACAATTTTGTTGTCCGGATAACTATACGCTAGTGCAGCATATAGTTTTTTAACCCGACCAACATCATCAAAAAATCTTTTATACGTCAATTCAACTGTGTCCCGTATCAGCTTAATTGTTTCAGGGTCTGTATCTGCATCTTCTATTTCTACAGACACAGATACATCATACACTAGCAGTTTAAGTTTTACAAATGTTTTGGAAAGATTAATTTTATTCAAAATACGTTGATTTAGGGCGGCAAGGCGTTGTGGAGTTGGCTCATCCATTTCATAGTCCATTTAACGATCATCATCCAGATTAAGTATCTGTCGGTCGGCAAACTCAAGTTTACGGAGTCTTGCCAGTTCATCACGGTATTGCAGGCGTTGTTTTTTCATATCCTGAATCTTAACTGCCTGAACACCAGGATGATTTCTTT